TCGGGTTTCTCGCATGAAACAAATCTCGGACCCGGTATCTCAACGGTCTCTGTTCCTAGCCACTTGTTTTTTACTCCCTCAACGATTGTCACTTTTCCAACCGCATCGCCAAACGAATCTCGCCAATCGGTCGGGCAGAGACAGCCTAATTGCACAATGTGAATTCCATTGAATGGTTGCCACTCGACGTGTCGATGCCAATGCCCCGCCATCACCGCGTCAATTTGATATTCTTTACAGAGAGTCAAAAGTCGCTCGATTGATATCGCGTCAGTACCGGCCTGCCCCCATGCTGGCGTAGCAGAATCCCAGATCCCAAGATGACAGCCTAAAATTCTGAATGGCTTTTCTTTCGCCGTACCGCTAGTGAATAGCCCCGCTAAAGATGTCTCGAAGGAAGCCGCAGACCTAAAAGGAATATGCCACACATCGCCGCCAGCTAATCGAGTACTTGCACACGTTGTGATGATGCGAACGTTTTTCACAAACGCTAATGGCCCGAGAGCGTGGTTCGCGGTATCGAGAACAACCTGCTCATGATTGCCGAGTAAAATATTTATCGTGAGATTTTTATATGACTCTAAAATTCGCATAACGTGCGCGAGAACAGGCGGCTCGGGGCGTGCTCCGTCAAACAAATCTCCCTCGATAAAAACCTCTGAGCACCGCGCATCATCGGCGACTTTCAATGCACGCTCTAAAACCCCGCTCGCAACCGCACATCGGATGTTGATTCCCGATATAGCGGCATCCTTGAAAAAGGGAATATCGTTTAAACTTTTATGATTGGCGATATGAATATCTGAGAAGAAAGCAATTTTCATTCTGTAACCTCCGTCAACGGAATCTCTTCAGTATCCGATGCAACTTCACTCTCTGCTCGACACCAACCGCAAGCGTCGAGTTTTACTTTCGCCTCTTCAACAAAAGGCTTCAAAGCGGCACCGCTCAGCCCTCGAACGTCTGACGGTTTCACAAGCCCCAACAACTTTGCTCTCTCGAGTGTCGACCAATCGTTATCCCAGCCAGTGGCAAAATTCAGGCGCACTTTCGCTTTTCGATAGGGTGACGCCAATCGATTCTTGGTTGCGAGAAAGGTGACAATCTTTCCTGTTTTTTCATCGTACTGATTCTTGATGCCCGCACCGGGAAAAAGTTGAAGTCGAATCGATGCTGCGAATTTCAATGCCTTGCCGCCTGGCGTCGTCGACGGGTCGCCAAACATAACGCCGATTTTCTGTCGAGTCTGATTCACAAACAGTAAACTACACTTCTTTTCAGCGGCAAGCTTCGATAGAACTCGGCACGCCTTACTTAATATTTTCGCTCTGTCATCCCAAATATCCTTACCCTGCAAGCCCTCTTCAACTTCTTTTTTTGTGGCGCATGATGCAACGCTATCCCAAACCCCAAGCGTGGATACGTTGCCAGGAAGTCGCTCGAGCGTGAATGCCATTTTCGCCACCGCGTCTTCCATGTGGTCGGGCTCGAGCAGAATCACGCGTTTCAAGTCAACGCCAAAAACACTCGCGCGTTCGAGATTCAAAGCGTTCTCTGTCTCGCATAAAAAAACAATCGCGTTCTGTTCGAGAGCACCTCTGATGCAACTCCATGTGAAACTTGTTTTACCGCCTGCTTCCTCGCTATAGAGCTCGACGATGCGACCGACCGGCAAGCCTTTGCAGCCAAGCACGTACTGATCAATCACATCGATTCCCGTCGAGAGAACCTCGACAACGTCGCTCTGACCACCCTCGCCTAGTACGCCCGCGCTGTCATTGCCAAACTGTTTTCGTATCGCGGCGATAATCATTTCCTGCAAATCGTCCATCTTCTTTTTCTTCGCCATTTTTTCTCCGTTGCGAGATAAACCTCTTTTCACATGAGGTATGGGAAAAGAGGAGAGCGCCCAGGCCATCCGAGCTTAAGCGCTCTTTTTCTAAAGTTGGCTGAGGGTTGGAATTGCACCAACACGGAGCGTGTTGCCTTATCCCGTCTATGGCTCGGGCTCTGGGGGCGCGAGCATCTCTCAGCGGTTCGGCACGACTAACACAAAGAGTCGATAGAACGATATGGGGGAAAGCGCTATCGATCTCAAGGTGGTAATGCGCGCCTACAACGGAATGTCTTCTTCATAATCGGCGTCGGCAATATCTTCTTGAATATTCCTCGACCGAGGTTTCGATTTCAACGCGGGCGCTTCTCTATCAGCGCGACGCATTGGCGCTTTCGATTCCTTTGCCTCAAAGCCGCCGCTCTCAACCTCGGCAATAAGGTCTTCGATCTCATCAATCGTCTTTGTGAGAATGAACTCATCAAGGTCGACCTGAGCGTCGATCCAAGTCATGTCGCCAAGCGGTGTACGATTGCGCGCGGGGAGAATTGTATACTTGGTGTCATTGCGAGTCATGCCCTTGCGTTTCACAATCAAATCAAAACCATTCACAGGGTCGGTATAATCGCCGCCACTCTCGGGGTCATTACGAATTGAGACCAACTGCGTAGTAATGGTCTTACCGAAATTCCAAATTCTCGGTCCCTTCTCGGGGTCGCCTCGGTCAATTGCATTTGTATACGCACTCTGTCGAGGTGAAAAAGTTTCCTTTGCAAACTCTCGCTCTTCTTCACTTCGGCTTTTCCGAAGCACTTCCCATTGCGCGCATGCTGGGCAAATCGCTGCGCCAGGACACACAAAAACAATCACCTTATCGCCCACCACTATTCGATGTTGATTCACCAATTTAATCGGAGATTTTTTCCCCGCTTTAGGAGGCAGAACTCTCAGCACTGTTCGCCCCTCTGGGATCTTAAAAAATGTAGAACCGGAATCGAATTCCTTCAATTGTTTTTCGGCTTCGTCTGCGTCAAAGCTTCCGTATTTTACGATATTCGGCATTGTGGTTTCCCCTCGTTATTAGTTTAGCTGCGATGATTTTCGAGTCGCTTTAGGTTTTTTTATCCGCTCAATTCCCCCTTTCAAAATCCCGCTGTGAAGTTTCTTAACGCAATCATCTAGGCTGCTACCCGGCGAATCTTCCATCAGTACTGCGAAATAGCGCATTGTGAAACTCAGAGCCGAGCATAGCAACGCTTGCGCTTCATGCGTATCGACTTTGATTCTCGGGTCGCCTTGATCCTTCCCGACGTATATCTGGCTCTCCCTATCGGTCGGTATGCTGTTATTAAAACTACACGCGGACCTAAACAGAGTCACGACTGACATAATCAATTCTTGCGACAATTCTTGAGACGCCTCTTGCTCAGTCGGCATCACTCACCCCATATCAGATTCGTGCTGGTTTCTCATATGCGTTTTCAACATCGGGTCGCCCGCCATCTCCTCTCGAAGATGAGCACCCAGTGAAACGAGCATATCCTTCTTGTCTCTCAGGCTCTCGAGAATTCCAACAAGTCTAACTCGCTCGCAATCCGCTTCGACCAATTCGAGGCGCCCTTTTATCCATTCTTGACTACCGGCCTTCATTGTCGACTCGACCAATGCCTCAGTGACTCGAGTTTTTGAGTCGGCATTCTCAAGCATCGTTCTTGTCTCGAGACTCAAGCGCGACTCGAGTCTCTCGAACTCGACTTTCTTGCACCAAAAAGTTTTATAAACTTTTCGATATTCCTCATTCCAAAAAGCAACGTCTCCCGCCATTCGACAGAACTCTGCCTGAATAGCGACCGGCGAAAGCTCCAAACACTCTTTAAGATAATCCGCTTCGAGATTCACGTGGACCCCCTTTTCTTGTAACTCTTTTACACTATGGACAGAGAAGGAATCGAACCTTCGTAGGTGTGAACCGGCGCCGATTCTGACCAGCAGATTTACCGTCTGCTCCCATTTGCCTCTTGGGGTACCTGTCCCCCTATTCTTATACTTGTTCTTTTCGTTGATTTTCTTCCCAACTATTTTTAAATTTTTTTCAGGCTTCCCCACGACTCGCCGACCTCGACATCGACCACGAGCGGAACATTGAACGGGGTCTCCCATCCTTGCATTACTTGCTTCACCTTTTCGATCGTCGAAGGCACGAGATCTTCTCGCACGTCGAGCATGATACTGTCGTGCACCGACAGAATCACTCTGATATCTGGCGCCAGCTTTTCTTCCTCGACCCAATTGATCAATCTGACGAGTGATTGAATACAGAACTCGCTAGCAGTGCCTTGCACGGGTGTGTTCCACGAGGAACGCTCGGCGCTCCCGCGCGCCCAATCATCCGCTTGATCTCCTATCTTCGAGAGCGGACGCCAGCGAGCCCTTCGACCTTCCCACATCGTGTGCGCGCCGCCGTATTTTTGAGCGTTCAACAAACACCCTTTGATCCACGCCGCCAGAACCTTGAAGCGCCCGAGCACCGCCGCTCGAATTCTCGCCGCCATTTTTGCATCGCATCCAATTTTTTCGGCGAGTTGTTTATCGTGTTGCCCATAGAGCAATCCGAAGTTGACCGCCTTGCATGCCTTGCGGTGCGACTTCTCGACCTGCTCGGGCTTGATTCCCCAAACGAGCTCGGCGAGCATTTGCGCGGTGCGAAGATGGTAGTCGACGCCCTCATCGAAGATCGCCCGCATCTCGGGGTCTCCTGAGAGCATCGCGGCCACTCTCAATTCAAGCTGCGAATAGTCTGCCGATATCATTAAATTGCCAGGCGATGCCGCAAAGACGTTGCGCGCCATGCTCGCCAGACTCGGGTCGTAGGTTTCTTTTTCCCCGCTCGGGATGTTCTGAAGATTCGGGTCTGCCGAGCTCGTGCGACCTGTTCTCGCGCCGTCTGTGTGAAGGGTTGTGTGAATTCGCCCATCACCTCGAACGTGCGCAAGCATTCCCTCACAGCCGGTTTTGCCAGCGGCGTAGGTGTTTCGCTGCTTATCCCAATGCCGCCACTCTAGCAGACTCTCAATAATCTCTTTCTTGCCGTCCGCCGCAACCTTGAGCAACTCTTCAAGCGCTTCACGGTCTGTGCTATTCGAGCCACCCTTGGTAGCGTACGGAACTTTCAGCTTCAACTTTTTGTAGAGCAACTCTGAAACGTGGTGTGACGAAGCGGGGTTGAAATCGGGTCCGGTATGCGCGATCAATTTTCTGCGTGCGTCGTTGAGCTTGAGAGTGAGCATCTCTTGATACGACAGAATGGCGTCTTTACTGGCGGCGATACCCCACTTTTCAAGTTCGATTATCGGTTCGATTGTCGGACGGATAAGACGATTCCAAACATAAAAATTCTCCTCGGAGTCGGCGATATCTGTCTCGAACAAATCGACTAGGCGGTCCGTTGCGATTGCATCCGCCGCATTGTAGCGCAGCAACACAGTCTGTGGAATCAATGCGAATGCGAAACTCTTCGGGTCATCTGTCGATCTGATATCAAATGCGACGGCCTTGTCGAGAATCAACATCGCCTTGTCGTAGCGATCGGTCGCTTGTTTTGTGAGTTTGCATTCCTCGCCGTGAAAAGTCGCATGCGCAACCTTGAGACAAACGTTGATATTCTTTTCGGCGTCATCCAAATACTGCTCGGCCTCTTCTTTATGACCGCCCATTCCCACGAGCTCAGCCATCGTTTTCAGTCGTGTCTGTGCCTCGGGGTCCAGAATTTTTCGCATGAGACGAGCATCATAGACAATGCCGCGAAGACGAATTCCCAAACCGCACCACAACGCATGCGCATCGCTCTTGATGTTTTGGCCCACCTTGCGCACGCAATCGTCTTCCAACAATTTCGCCAACTCCGCTCGTATCTCGGCATTTTTTAGAGACTCTCGATCCCAAACGTACGCGTAACTTTTTCCTCGAGGAACGCATGCGATGCTCAGCAATTCCAATTTTCGATAGGGCACGCCCGACCATTCAGCGTCTATCGACAACCAAACAGCCGACCTCAAATCGTCCGCAGCCTCTTTCGATTCACTGGCGGTTTGTACGACCCGCGCTTCCGCATCGTATGGCGGCAACTCGAATTGATGCGTCAACGCCCATCTCAAGTCACTCTCAAAAAACTGTGCGATGAATCGATTTGAGAATGTCAGCGAAGGATCGAAGAACATCACGATGGGCGTTCTCGTCGACAAAAAAGTAAAGCCTCGCCGAGCGCTCATTGCGTGAACCGACCGACCGAGCAGAGAATAAATTGCATTCTCACCCATCGCCAAAATCAACGTCGGCTTAATCTCGGCGATGCTTGTCTGCATATAGGCTCTGCACGCGTCAACATTCGTCGGAGAGATATCATTTAAAACCGATGCACACCGCACGGCGAAGTCAAAATAAATAGGACCTTTCCAAATCTTGCTTATCGTCGAGTAAAGAAAGGACATGACTTTGTTGTTCGCGCCCATAGCCTGGCTAAGCACTACCAGTAAAGCCTTGCCCGTTTTATTTTCGTCGTAAGAAAAGGGTCGCTTAATCGGTGCGGTGTTTCCCTTGCCGAGCGCGCATCGATTGCAACACTCGTCCGAAAAGGTGAATGTCGCAAATGGCAAGGTTACTACCTCGACGGCAGACTTGGGAATATCTCCCGGCGAGGTATCGTACACCTTCAAGATTTTCATTTTGTGCCCGCGGGAATTACTGCCATGATCGCCATCGCCCTCGTGCGAACTGTCTCTTCAAAACTCATACTGGGAGTTCTATTCAGAATTGGAATCTGCTCTCGATATTCTTTGCAGATATCATAGATGTCATCCTCTCGATTGATTCCGCATGCGACAATATGTTTTATCAAATGTCCGATTGACGAAAAAGTTGAAAGGTCTTCGACGGTCGGTTTTCGTCTGATGAGTGGCGCCTCGATAGGCTCATCCGGTTTTCGTTTTCCGTTCGTCTTTGGTTTCGCGTTCTCGCCGAAATCGAAATCGGTAATGTCCGGTTGAGGTTTCGTG